GGATGCGTAAAGGCCGGTTTTACGGGCCAAGCAGGTTCGTTACCTACTTCTGCTCTCAAGACCGTGCCCTGTTGTAACACAGGAACATCGGATTTATCTGTTCTTATGGTTACGACAAATATTGAGAAGTTGCAAGTTCTTTACAACTCTCCAATATCTTTCGTAAGAGTATTGGATTAGATGATGTACGCTTAACATAATTTCTATTACTAAAAATTAAGTTAGCATCTGATGATTTCAATGTCCTAAAGTAGGGTAACCACTCCCCACCATAAAGGGTATCAAAATCATAAGCTTGCTTCATTTGGGATAAATATGATTCTTCAACATATTTACCATAAATGAATGCGTAAGGGTGTGAATAGACAGCACCCACATCACGATCTTCAGAGGTAAAATACATTAAAGCCTTTTTAAGCCTTAACTGTAGATCACCAAAGTAAGAACTAGCCGCCTCTTCAAAACTCCTAACAACACAATTGATAAGCATTGCTTTCGCTTTGCCTACCATATTGCATGACAGTTGAGGGTAATCGTGATCTCCCTGAATCTTTCGTATAAGATTCAAAGACTCGTCATATCCTCTCAGTCTGTTGAATAAGAGTAATGAATATTCTATCTTCCTATCCTGTTTCAGTTTATTCTTTCGTCTAAACCGATAAGGATAAGTAGAATAGAATGATAAGGCGGCTTCTCGCATTGTCTTATCAGGAATCCATCCTTTGTCAAAAGAATCATAAAGTAATTCAATGAACCCAAAATACGATTTGGATCCACTTAATGTTCCTTTAACAGAGAATGGACTTATTTCTCCATAAGGGGTGAAAAGACGTTTTGCAAACTCAAATAGTGAATTACCTATATGAGACTTTTGCATCTGAATTTCCATCCCAATTAGGGAAATAATTTCCTGATACTTCTCAGCAAGTCTGTCATCGAAAATGATAATATCATCACCTAATAATCGATAATTTGCTCGATTCCAGGAGATACCAATTTCCTGGCAGCAAACATAGATTAGAAAATGATGACATAAAGTGGTTAATGGCCAAGAAGTATAGAAACCCATAGGATTACCAACATTATATCTAATGTTGTTAAGTAACCCCTTAGGATTTTTATACTCGAAGCTATAACCATTTATAATATCATACCATGCTATAGCTTTGGAATGTCCGTATGCACAAGTTAGTAAACCAAGTAATATCTTAATTGGTAATCTATCTGTGAATGCTTTCAGATCAAAACTATAGTATGTTCTGTCTGAACTGAAAGGTAATTCCTTCAATCCCTCACCTTGGTTAAAGGTTTGGTCTTGGGGAATTGACCTCAACACAGCATTAAGGTAGCTGTGCAAAGGCTTCAAACTAGTCTGAGACCAATAGTCTCCTATTGCAATCAGACGAGTTTTGCCC